CATTGAGCGTGGTTTAATCATCACTCTTGAAGGTTTTTGTCCTTTGTCCTTGCGTGCATAAACACGCATGTGACTCATCATTTGAAGGCGCAAAGCTTGCGCAACGTCGGGTGGAAATTTCAAGACACGCAAACACATCTCAAGCATAGCAGGAGTATGGGAGGCATCACACGTGGCAATATCAAGGTTCCCAAGAAATGTACTGTCGCCACGCCTAATGGCGTAGCAGGCATCATCACTGAAAACCAAGAAAATATCTGAGTACCGACAATCGCCATAATACATCATGAGTAAATAATGTGTTATGAGCTCGTCAGTGGCCTCTGCTAAGAAAATGTACAAAGAACGACCTTGCACAAGTTCTCGGCCCAACATGTGTTTAGCATAGGCAGCATACATGCCACCCTGAAGGGAAGCAGCAACACCGAGGTCAATGATCATCCGTCCGAATTTCTTCGCTTTAGCGAACTCGTCAGGTTTCATCTTGGCTTCGGCGCGAGTGCACCAATTGGCTAAATATGCCATACCTTCTTCGTGTATGGTTTTGTGTCCATCAATCCTCATTTGTTGTTTCTTGTGTTTTATCTCGAGGAGTTCCCTGACTAAACCCTCGAGTGTGCAATCGTGATCAGGTGGTCTTTCAGGAGCATCACGCCAAATGAAACTTTCAATATCTGCGGAGTGCGAATGGATAAATTCTTCCTGCATGTTACGGTACAAAGCCTCAGTCTCGAGCATATGAAGCCTGATAAGATCAGGGTCAATATGCTCAGCCGGGGAAATGTCACGCAATGCGGTAAGACGGCCAATCGCTTCGCTTGTATTAGATTCGTTTTTATCAAGGATGACTCCAGAGTGGGCCACTGCATAACCATAATATGTACGGTAGATGTTAGATGGACGAAGCACTTCATCACGACGTGCAACAGGGAAGCGCAAAGAGTTATCGTGAACGTGGCGACCGGTCAACTTGAACCGGCCGTTGTCAAAATGAGCCTTATGCGCGCTCTGCGTGCATGCGTGGAAGCGCAAAAGCCCCACGGTGTGGGTACCGAGGGGCCTGCATGGGTGTTTAAGAATGACAGGAGGGGCTGGCCCCTAATGAGCACCAATAGCCTTAATCAATTGATAATGGTACATGACCAAAACATTAGATATAGCTAAGAAAGTGTTCATGGTAGTTTGTACGCGGGGCGCAGCACTATAATACTCCTTTTCAGCCGGTGAGAGCATTTCCTCCATCCCGGTGACAACGCGAGCAAGAAAATATGAATAAACTTGTTTTGTTGAATCGTATTGACCTATTGGGATGAAG